GTTAGAAGGTTTGGAGATAGAGAGTTTTTTTGTCCGTGGAGTTTCGACTACCGTGGAAGAGCATACCCTATACCTGCATTTCTAACTCCACAAGATACTGACTTTGGTAAATCACTCTTAGTCTTCTCTAATGAAGAGATAATGGGTGATGATGCTGAGAAATGGTTAGCGTTCCAAGTAGCTACAACTTATGGTCTCTCTAAGGAGACTTGGGATGTTAGACAAAGTTGGGTTAAAGCTAACGAATGTTTAATAACTAGAGTAGCTAAATATCCTATTGAGTCTATGGCTGAATGGGAAGTAGCAGATGAGCCGTGGCAATTTTTAGCGGCGTGTGAGGAGTACCATGCGGTGGTAACTAAACAGTTAAGACGACACACACGACTACCAGTTGCCACGGACGCTACATGCAGTGGTCTTCAGATCCTTGCTGGATTAGCAAGAGACCGCAAGACAGCACAACTCGTTAATGTGTTGCCTTCTGATAAACCACAAGACGCATATAAGGTAGTAGCTGATACTGCTAAACCTCATATACCTGAATACTTGCATAATGTATGGAATAGATCCAAGGTCAAAAGAACCGTCATGACTATTCCATACAATGCTAAACCATTTTCTAATCGTTCCTACATTAGGGACGCATTGAAAGAAGATGGTATAGAGATAGAGAAGGATGACTTAACAATCACAGTCAAAGCTGTTAGAGATGCAATGAATGAGATAGTTCCTGGCCCTATGGCTGTTATGTCATGGATAGAAAAGGAAGTATCTAAAAAGTTTAAAGGTAAGACTAACTTAACTTTAACTTGGACTACACCTTCTGGATTTGTTGTCAACCAAAGGATTCAGAAAAAGAAAACCGAAAGGTTATGCTTACAGTTATTGGGGTCTTGTGAAGTAACAGTAGCTTCAGATAATCCTGATGCTGCTGACAAGCTAAGACACAAGGCTGCTACTGCACCTAATCTAATTCACAGTCTAGATGCGACACTGTTACATTTCAGTGCGTTAAGATTCTGTGGACCAATAGCACTGATTCATGATAGTGTACTATGTAGAGCAACCGACATGACTGCTTTATCTAGTATAGTAAGAGAAACCTATATGGATCTCTTTGCTAAACGAGATTACCTTACTGAATTTGCTTCAGCTATTGATGCAAAAACCAAACCACCGATCATAGATGACCTTGAACCGTCCGAAGTGATTGATTCCACTTATTTTTTCTGTTAATGGCACGTACCATACACACAACTGACAAACCTGTTACACTTGAAGGCTTCCAAGCAATACTAGCTCCTAGTAAGTTTGGTTATTCCTTATCGGCTATAGTTGATAATAGTATTATTGACAAGCTAGAAACTGAGAGAGTTGATGTCCTGAAATGGGCTGAGTCTAAACTCAAGAACCCTAAGAGATCTACACTTAAACCTGAACCATGGGAAGAGGTCTCTGATGGTAAATATAAATTAAAATTCTCATGGAATGAGGAAAAAAGACCACCTGTAGTAGATACAGAAGGAGTACCAGTTACAGATGCTAAAACACCATTATACGCAGGGTCTACAGTTAAACTTGGCTTCTATCAGAAACCATATATCCTTAGAGATGGAGTTACCTATGGTAGTTCTGTTAAGCTTGTTGGTGTACAGGTTGTTTCAATAAAAGGAGAAGCTGGTGTTGATACTGGCGATCTAGATGCTAATGAAGTAGCTGAGTTATTCGGTACTACATCAGGATTTAAAACTAATGATCCTAATGTTACACCTGTTTCTACAGTAGATGAAGAAGAAGACTTCTAAATACAGATCAGGGCTAGAAGAGAAGGTCGCTGGCCTTCTTGATGGTCTTGGTGTTACTTATGAATATGAAAGTAAACGAGTTCCTTACACTATACAACATAATTATTGTCCTGATTTCGTGTTACCTAATCATGTTCACCTCGAAACAAAGGGCTATTGGGATGCAGCCGATCGTCGTAAGATCAAGGCAGTCAAGCAAGACAACCCAGACTTAGACTTAAGAATGGTCTTTCAAGCACCATTCAATAAAATTTCAAAAAAAAGTAAGACGACTTATGCTATGTGGTGTGAGAAACATGACATACCATGGACGTCTTTTCATAACATACCAATCGAATGGTTAATCTAACCAGCGAATTCGTCAGGCATATGCCTTGCAGTAATTGTGGTTCATCAGATGGTAATTCATTATACTCTGATGGACATACTTACTGTTTCGTCTGTCACGATAGAACAGGCGGCGACAATGATGTTATTCACAGTCAAAGAATGACTAAAACTATACACCTTACAGGATCAGCCGAACGGTTGCAAAAACGTAATTTATCTGAGAAAACTAATCAGTTTTATCAAATCTATAGAGATGGAAATACATTAAGATTTCCTTACTATGATGACTCAGGTATATTAAAAGGTGTTAAAATAAAAACCAAACCTAAAGATTTTCGATATGAAGGAGTTTCCACTGACACTTTATTTGGTCAGCATAGGTTTCC